CTCATCTAAAGCTCCTATATTCAGACCTAAATCAGAAATAAAAGTATTTTTCCGTTTTAAAAAATCCACTTCATTCAAATTCATATACCGTAAATGATCTCCTGTTTTAGAAGGTGGGGTATATGTCAAACCATAAGTAGCCAAGATGTTGGCTTTATCAATAGAATTAAACCACTCACAGTCCGACGAAACAGATCCTATATCATCATCACCGTATGTAATTTGACTAACATACTTGCGGTAATAACAATAAGACGAAGAAGGTCTCAATTCAAAAAACGCACATCTAGATAATACAGAATTGACAATGGAATTCAAATACACAGTTAAATTTTGACCACTTGGATTACCACCCATTAAAGTAATTAAAGAGCCATAATAATTGACTACAGGAGTTGTTACGTCGGCTATCATAGACTCCATAATGACAAGTGATTCATCATCATACCCAAGATCTCTAGCTAACAGTACTAACACCTTCATACAAGCCTGAGTGACGTTAAGCGGTAGCTGTTGGTCATAACCGGAATAATCTCCTGCCACTATTCGATTTTCACCATGAATTGAAATATGATCCATTAAGACATGCCAATTGGGTGAATGACTATCTATACCTACCGCACACTCTGATAACAGAGGTATTTCAGATAATAATCTAACAATTGGCAAAAAATACTTCCGTAGTATTAATTTCAAGTCTGTGGAAGCACCAAAGAAAACTCGCACTTTATCACTACCTATTTTTTTAGGTTCATCCTTAAGATGAGCTGTGAAAACAGGATAAGCACGTTCGCCATTCAAATACAAATTTTCCATTTTTTCAATCCGATCCCAGAAAAAAAACGAATCTAAATCAAATTCCTTTTGACTATCAGGACCCTGTACGAAATCTGACATTTTGCCAGACAAGGGAAAACCGATAGAGGAATTCATTTTTAACCCATCCACATATCTTAAACCATTTACGCCATTTATAGTTTCCATCTTGTTTAAAGGTCTGCAAAACAATTTACCTGATTTGTAAAATTTCTTTAATTCTTTAGATATTGGCAAATAATAATCATTAATAGCTAGCTGTAAAATGTCCGAAGAGGGACCAATACCAGGTTGAGCAAATTTAGCCAGATTCTTTGAAAAATGGTACCATTTTGGAGGGGTATTCATATTAGGAGGCCCATGAATAATTTGTGTACCTAAGGCGTCAAAAAGTTCATCCGCATACTTGCGCTTAACTACTTTAGTCCGATATTTATGAGTATCCCCAATGACACCGTGATTAATAATGTGACTAGGATCTTCTATGAAATTTATGGGATGATCAGGTCTGGTATTCATCTCAGGATCCCTTGATCGATTACGAGTGTGATTCAACCCAAAATGTGGATCAAAGTGGCCTTCTGATGCGACATTAACGATATCGATATTTTTAACACCGAGCGAAAGTACGGCACCTTCTAATTGCTGTCGTGTCACAAAACCTGCACAACCATGCGGAGTACCGGTAGCCCCACCCAAGTGGAAACCCATTATGGCAGTAGGC